GGCCGATCGCCGAAAAGACGTTCTTCACGTTGGTATAGGCGTTCTGGAACATGGTCTGGAACCACGTCGCAACGGTTGACAAGGCGTTTTTTATATCCGTCCACCGGGCGCCGAACCACTGGCCGATCGCCGAAAAGACGTTCTTCACGTTGGTATAGGCGTTCTGGAACATGGTTAAAAACCATGTGGCGACGGTGGAAAGGGCCGTTTTTATGTCGGTCCACCTGTCCGAAAACCATTGTCCGATCCCTTTAAAAATATTTGTAATATTCGTGTACGCTTCCGTAAAACGGTCCGCGAACCACTGGCCGACGCCGGTAAAAATTGAAACGATCCCGTTCCAAATATCCGTGAAGATCTGCTTTACATCAACGCCGAACGTCTCGAAGAATGAGACGACGAAGTTCACCACGGCCGAAATGATATTTTTCACAAACTCGATCGCGTTCTGTACTGCCGAAATAATCGGTTTCAGCGCGGCAAGGGCGCCTTTTATGACTGCCATAACGTAAGTTGTGAAAAACTCGAAGACGGGCCGCAATTTCTCCATTAAATTTTTGAAACTTTCGCCCAACTGCTGCAAAATAGGCTTTATTTTCTCTATGGTTTCGCTTACTGCTTTTTTAATCTCCGCGAAGGCGTCGTTTACCATTTCCCGGAACCAATCGCACTTGTTATACATAAGCACAAAACCGGCCACAAGGGCCGCCACGGCCGCCACAATCGCCCCGATCGGGTTCGCCGATAAAATGGCCCATAAGCCCTTCCCGGCCGTTCCTGCGGTCTTAAACACGCCCGAAATTTTACTGAATGTCGAAATTGCTTTTGATACTCCGGTACTAAGTTTCCCGAAAGCGATTAACGCCGGTCCAAGCGCCGCCACAAGGGCTGCCACTTTTACGATCGTTTCTTTCTGTGACTGGTTTAAATTTTTAAACCATGTTGTGAAGGTTTTTACCTTTTCCACAACCCGGTCTAATATCGGCGCCACGCTTGACATTAAAACATTGCCAAGATCTGCGCCTGCTACTTTCAAATTGTTCAATGCGACTTTTGCTTTATCCGGTGGATCCAATGTCGCGTTGAATGTGTCTTCAACTACGGTTCCGTAATCTTCCAGTGAACCGGCCAGATCGTCAACCGACAAGCGGCCTTCTCTGATCGCCTGCGTCATTTCTGCGGCGCCCTTCTTGCCGAATAACTCCGTTGCAATCTGCAGGGCTTCCGTTTCACTTCCTGCGTTCTTTATACTTTCAATGGTCGTTCCCAACGCTTCTTCAAGGGTTTTCCCCTCTGCCGTCGCGTTCTGCTGCGCCTTTTTCAGCCCCGCAAGTGCCGCCGAAGCGTCAACGCCGTTTGCTTCAAATTGTGCAAGTAAATTCACGGAAGAAGTGAGGTCAAGCCCCATTTCCTTTAATGTGGCGCCGTTTGTCTGTAAAGAATTTTGCAGCGTGTCCATGGAAATGCCGGTGTCCTGCCCTGCCTTTGTGAGAAGGCCAAGAACATTTCCGGTCTGTGAAGCGTCAACGCCGAATTTCGTCATAATGGCGTCCGCACTGTCTATCGCTCCGTTTAAGTCGGTTCCGTTGATTTCCGCGAACTGAATAAACTTTGTCGAAAGATCTTCCAGTGTCTTTCCCGTTGCTCCGAAACGTGTATTTACTTCACCAATGGCAATTCCGGCCGCTTCTGCTTCTATCGGCAGCGAAGAAAACACGTTGTCCATGCTATCCTGCATCCCTTCCAATGCTTCCCCGGAAGCGCCCGTTTTTGTTATGATCGTATCGTACCCGGCGTCAAGTTCGTTAAATGCCGCGATACTTGCCGTTCCGATCCCGGTAATTGCTGCCGTTACCGGAAGAAGTTTCTTCCCAAGCGCGGTTGATTTCTCCCCGATTTTCCCGGCTGCTTCTCCCACTTTTTCAAGCGCGGAATTTCCGCTTTCTGCCGCTTCTTTCAGGTTTTTCAACTCTGCTTCGGTCTTTATAACTTCTCTTTGTAATGCTCTGTACTGTTCTTCCGATACTTCGCCGCGCTCAAACTGCTGCTGCACCTGTTCTTCTGCCTTCTTCAAAACGTCCAGTTTTTCAGAAGTGGCCGAAACTGCTTCTTTCAGAAGGGTTTGTTTTTGCGCCAATAACTCCGTATTTTTCGGATCTAGTTTCAGGGCCTTTTCGACTTCTTTTAATTCTTTCTGAATATCGCGCGACTGCTTATTTACTCCCGACAACGCTTTGTCAAGTTTCGTTGTGTCGCCGCCGATTTCGATTGTAATTCCCTTTATCGTGCTTCCTGCCACTTGCTATTCACCGCCCCTTCGTTTGAACTTCTCGCGAATGGCCTTTCGGTCCGGTTCTGTTTGCGAAATTCTCCAACAATTCGCAAGGTATTCCCTGCCCTGCTCCGTCTGGTTCATTTCGTGTATAAACGCTTCGCGCATGAAGAAAAGGTATAGATCAAGATCCAGTTCTTGCACTTCCCATATATTTAAACCGGTGTAGTCAATCACCAGTTTTTCGCCCCGTGTTTTGGTTTTGTAGTAAACCCCTTCTTCGTCCTTTCCGGGGTAGAAGGGGATCTTTAATTTGGGTTATTCTTTACGCCGCCCGCAAATTCCATATAGGCGTCGATCAGGGCTTCCATTTCTTCGGTGTCGTAATTGTCCGTTATTTCCTGCGTTGTCACTCTTTCGCCCGTCATATTGTGGGAAAGAATTTCAGCACAAAGGCCGCCCAAAGTGTCCATGGCGTCGTCAATCGTCATTCCGTCTATGTCCACTTCCTGCAGCGCTGACATTTTTTCAAACGTCTTTTTCATAGGCATTTTCACGATCAGTTTTCGGCCGTCTTTTAAAGTAGTTGTCATAAACGAACGGTTTACCTTGTTAAAATCAAAACTCATATTTGCCATTGTGTAATTTCCTTTCTACCAACTAACGGCAAGGCGCCGCCCTGCCGTTTCTGGTTGTTGTGTTATTACGGTGTTCCCTCTGTGCCGCCTGCTGCCGCTTCTTCGTCTGTCATTTCTTCTTCGTACAGTAAAAGCGTTCCTTCGTCGTCCATAGGAAGGGCCGTTATTTCTTCGTCAATAACGGTTTCTTTGTCCTTCTCGAAGGAAATAGCGAAGCCCGCCTGATTGTTTCCGACGATCAAAACCCAAATATCGCCGTCCACCGGATCTTTGTGGTGAAGACAAATAACGTAACGGCTGCCCTGCCTGTTGTTGATACCGCCGATCTTTACGATCCTGCGCTTTTTCGTCTTGTCTTCCGTTACGCGGGCCGTGTCACAAAGATATTTGAACTTGTTTCCGTCGAAAGTCATAATTCCCGTTTTCAGGGTTACTTCTTCTTCGGTGATGATCGTTTTTCTCTTATTTCCGGTGTCGTCCTTCGCCGTATAAAAAGACGGCTTATACTCCGCGGACGCGCCGCCGGAAATGTAAGCCATTAAGTTTTCTTTTACGCAAATATCCGCTGTCGCCGGAACCGTCTTACCGTCGAAAGCCTGAATATATACGTCTGCGCTTCCAAGAATAATTCTTTCCATGCTCTATTCTCCTTTCATTTCTTTTGAGTGATTGTGAAATCATAGGCCGTTTGTAGCGTGTCTTCTCCGGGGATCTGTGCCTGATACTTCCGAAATTCCACGTCAAACAACACTTCTTCTTCGATCCGCTTTTCAAGGGCCGGATCTTCCCTTTTCTCCGTGTAAAGTTCCAATGAACCTTCTATCTGCCGGATCCGGTTTTTGGCGTCGTCGCCCCTCTGCTGCTCCGAAGATAGCCACACAAGAAACGGTGGATCCGGTACCGGGTTTTTGTTGGTCGGTATGAATTGATTGTGAGCGAACGGAAGGCCCAAGCCTTCGGCGCGCTTTAATACATCTTCAAAGGTTGTCACTTTTCGATCTCTCCTTTCACTTTTTCTTCTACCGGCCGAATATGCACTTTCGCCGCAACCCTGCCGCCGTTCCGGCTTGCGTGGCCTTTTTCCAGAAGGTGCGTTAATTGATAATCGGTTTTGTTGTGGACCGTGTTTCTCTTTGCGCTCTTGCTTTCGTAGGCTTTCGATTTCGTCCACCCCTTCGCATAGGAACCAGTTAAAACCGGGCTTGTGCTTTTTAATTCTCTGACGGCTTCGTCTGCCACTTCGTCAGCAGCCTTTTTTATTCCGTCGGCTACTTCCTGCGAATATTCACTAAGCCCCTGCGCCAATTCTGCCGCAAGTCTATCAACACTAATTGCCATTACCTATTCCCCACCCTCTGACCGGCGTAAACTTCGATCTTGTCGTTGTCCTTCGGTCCGTATGTTCTATAAACCGTCAGCCGTTCTTTTCCATGAAGCACGACGCTTTGATCTGCGTATTCACTGGCGTAAACTTCAAACATATACCTGGCCTTCATGCCTTTTTCTCCCGCTGCTGCGTATTCGTCGCGGCCGATCGGGAAAACAGAAGCATAAACCGGCGTTTTTGTATCTTCTTCGCGTGTTTCCCCCGGATCAATCAGGGTTATTATTGCTTCGATTTGTAATCACCGCCTTTGATCTTCGTCAGGATCATGTTATAGTTGTTCATTAACCGTTCGTGGTTGCTGTCCATGCTATAATTTGCCTTGACGTAGGTTAAGGCGGCTTCGATAATCAACGGATCTTCCGGGTTTTTCAGAAATTCTTCTGCCACGCCTATTCTTTTTAGGTCAGCGATCGCAAAGTCCAAGTGGCGGTAAACGTCTTCGTCCAGTGCGTCCGAAGACATTTTCCGCGCCCTTAACTTCGCCGCTGCCTTCAATTCGTCAATCGTCATTGAAAACCGCCCTTTCCTTTACTGCTTACGCGGAAGCCTTTTTCTTCGCTCTCACGAAGCCGTTGTAAGCCGCCACGGCGCCGCCTGCGAAAATGTCCGCGCGGTATGCGATCTGTCCCTGCTTGAATTTGTAGTCAGTGGACTTTCTGGCGTCAATGTCGGAAAAGATCGCCATTTCGTAATTTTCCAACGGTCCGTATGCCATTACATAGTCACCGGCCGCCGTTGCTGCGTCCACAACCGCTTTGCAAGCGCTGTTGATGATGAACGGTACACCGTCGATCGTTCCGGTGTTGCCATGGTTTACAATGGTGTAAACCTTGCGGCCCTGCTTGTCGCGAAGTTTCGCGAAGGCTTTCAGGTCCTTTTTGTTCAGGATCAGCACCGCAACGGCTTCCACTTCTTCTTCCCCGCCGTAAGAATAAATAATTTCGTCCAGTGTGCCGTCGTCAATGGCTTCCAGTTCAATGTCTGTCTCCGGATCAATTACCTGTTCTTCCGTCTTTGTCGGATTGTGGAAAATGCCTTTAAATTTTCCGGTTGTTCCGTCGCCGATCAGGATCTGGCGGCCCATGTAACGCCTGATTGCTTTAGAAACGGAACCTTCCACAACGCCGTCATAGTCTGCGTTCGGAAGTTTTACCATTTCTTCGGGTTCTTCGGTGTAGGCTGTGATCTTCTCCTTTTCGATAGTCACATAACCGAAAACCGGTTCGGTCGGGTTGTAGTCTGCGCCTTCTGCGGTCGGTCCTGCCCCGTCGCCGTAAGACTTAACATAGCCCCTCTGGTATGTTTCGCCGCCGTTCAAAGGAACTCTTTTTACACGATCTACCAGTGAAGAAACGTCGTTAAAGGTTTCTTTCAGATCGTCGGCTGTGTGCTGCGGTGTCACGGTCTGCGTAACGGAAATGGCGTTCTTTGCGCCCACAAGCGCCACTTTCGCGGAAAACTTGACCGTTTTTCCGTTCTTTAAATTCTGGCCGCGTTCCTCTCTCGCTTTGTCCTTCGGTTCCTCTGCGCTTTCTCCGCTTCCCGGCTCCGGCTCCCCGGCCGCTGCGGAAGCAATACCGGCCAACTTTTCGCGGCTCTTTACGTCGTTTAAAATGCCGGTGATCGTGTTCGCTTCTTCCAGAAGCGCGTCCAGTGCGTCGCCTTTCGCCGTCTGTGCCTGCGTGTTCAGGTCTTTCAGTCTGGCTTTTAAGTCTTTGACGCCCATTTTTACCAGTTCTTCATACTTCATGTTTTTATTCTCCTTCCATAAATGCTTTGATTGTGAGATTTCGGATCTCGTTTCTCTTTTCTTCTGCTGCCTTGTCCGTTTCCTGCTGCCTGTTTTCAGGACCAGGATCCGGCTTTTTGGCCTTCAACTTCTCCGGCACGTTCTTACATTTTGCCTTCGTGATGTAGTCCCCAACCGCTGCAGCGTATTCCTTCGGCTCCGTCGTTTTAATGTCGAAATATTCCGCTGCCTGCTGCCCGTTTAACCATGTTTCCGCGTCCATTAACGCGCTGATCTGGTCTATTGTGACGCCTTCTTTCAGGTGTTCAGCGTATACGTTCAAAATGCCGGTCTTGATCTGGTCCAGATCGTCGGCCATTTTCCGCATATCTGCCGAATTTCCTTCGCAATAACTCCACGGGTTATGGATCATTAAAAAGGCGTTTGACGGAATTTCCGGCGCTTCGCTTCCTGCGAAGGCAAGCACCGAAGCGATCGAACCGGCCAAGCCGTCCACGAACACTTTGACATTGTTTTTCGCCGCGTGTCGTTTCAGCATATTGTAAATTGCGATCCCGGCGAAAACTGAACCGCCGCCGGAATTTACATAAACATTCAGGTCTTTTCCTTCCTGCTCCGAAAGAAAATTCTTGATTGCGTCCGGGTACTGGTCTTCGTCCTGCCATGCTCCCCACCAGTCGGAAACAATGTCACCGTAAAAATACAGTTCCGCGCTTGTTTCCGTCAGGTTCTTAAATGTGAAACCTTTGATTATTGCCATTCTTTCTTCTCACCACCTTTCAAAGTTACCGGGACGAACATTTTCAAGATCTGAATTGCCGTCGCGGCCTGCTGCCCTTCGCCTTCTCCGGGTGGGCCGGATCCGGTTCCTTCGCCCTGCTGCCCCGTCTGGTAAAGGCTCTGATCGTCTGCTTTTACATAGTTCAGGCTTACCATTCGCACGTCGCCGTCTTCGATCGGCTCATAATACAGTAATTCGCGGTACTCATTGATCGTAATAATTCCGCGATCGTACAGTACGGAACCGATTGTGGCTCTCGTCTGCAGCGTCGCATATTGCAGCCGGTTTGAAGTGAAAATGATTTTGTTTCCGAACCCTCTTTCGCGCTCCGTTAATAATTTGAATGTAAATTCAAGTGATAATTGAAGTGCGATCGGTTCGATCACGCTTTCATAAAAGGCGTTCCATTCGCTTTCCGTGAACTTCGACATTAAGATCGCGTCACTCACGCCGTAATAGCGGTATAAGTTATCCCGTAAAAACTGGCTTTGAAGTGTTGGAATGTTCGGCGTTCTCTGCGTGATTTCGTGAAACTCCATTGAATTGTCAATTCCTGCCATGCCGCCGTCGTTGTCGGCGCTCATGTATGCCGCCTGAAACTCTTTTACCTTCGTTTTCAGTTCGTCTTCGTCAATGAAGTTGTTATATTTCAGGTACCCTTTCAGGTTTGCGGAATTTTTTACAGTGTTCCGTAATGCCTGCCCCGTCGCGTCCAGTAATTCAAGCGTTGTTTTGATCGACTGATCCGGCGGCGTTCCGATAAATCTTTTTTTATTGAACCTTGCGCGGATATGGATCACGCTCTGATATGGCAGAACGTAGGTTTTCCCGTCATAGTCCCACACGAAGCGGAATAAAATATTTCCGTCGTCGTCTTCGTAGATCCGAAATGTCGTTACTGTCAGCGGTACGATCTGTTTTACTTTCGTGAAATCTTCGTTGTAAAGGATTGCGGCGAAAGCGTTTGATTTTCGGATCAGCGTCGCGGCCATTTTATACAGTGCGTCGAATGTCGATAACTCCGGCGCCCAACGCAAGGAAAGAAGGCGGGCCAGATAGTCTTCTTTGATAACCATTCCGCGCGCGTCTTTTCTCACCACTTGCGGCGTAAGTTTCGCGACGTTTGTTGCAATGCAATTTTCAATGGATCCGATTATGTCGCTTTCGTCCAGATCGCCGCCTGCGGAATATTCCCCGCGGATCGCAAAAAGCGGTCTATATTTATAGCGCCTGAAATTCAAAAAGTCTTTTATAATTCCCGTCGTCTTCACCCCCTGTTCTGCGTATAAAAGGCCGGTTAAATTTCCACGCTTCAATCGTACAAAAAAAGGTCGGCAATTTCTGACCTGTTTTCGGGCAGCAAAAAAGAGGGCCGAAACCCTCTTTTTACGCGGCTTTGTTTAATAACTGTCTGCCGATCTCTTTGTGATATTTCATCTTCACGGCCAGCGCGTCGAAGATTGAAACGGCGCCGTCTATGTGCGCCCGCTTTTCCAGTTTTACCGGCTTCATGCGGCTGTCGTTTATGTTTATATCCACCGCCACATTTAACAGGTGGGACCGTAGCAAATTATTTTCACCCAAACAATAGCGGCCGTCTTTCAGATCGCCTTCAAAGGTATGTAATACCGGTGTAAGGTTTGTTCCCTGATATACGTCGTCCATGTGGAAGCCCGCTTCTTTCATTTCCTGAACCAGATAACCGGCGCAATATCGGTCATAGCCAACCTTTAGCGGTTTGATCTTATATTTCTTCACAAGGTCAATGAACCAGTTAAACACGTCTTTGTAGTCCACCTGATGTTCTCCCGATAGTTTCAGGAAGCCTTGTTGTTCAAAAATATTGTACGGTACGTTTTCTTCGTTAATCGCCACTTTGAAGCGCTCCCGTGGCATAAAGAATTGTGTAATAACATAGTTCTTTCCTTCCTTCTCAATTATCAGCGTCGCCGCCGTAAGGTCCGTTGTTCGCGAAAGGTCGATACCGGCCACGCAATAGCACCCGCGGAAGTCTTCAAGCGTGTACTTCTGGCCTGCTGCCTTCTCAACGTCGATATAGTCAAGCCACGCGATCGACGAATTTTGTTTTATATTGCAGAACTTTGTCAAAAACTCCGCTTTTGCCGCAAGTGATTTTCTTGCAACTGCGATCTTGTCTTCGTAATATTCCCACGATACCGAAACGCCCAAGTTCGGGTTTGACTTTTCCAGTTCTTCGCGTGTGTCCCACTTTTCCACGTCGTCAATGATGTAAAGGAACGGTAAAAGCCGTCTTTCGGTTTCTTCCTTTCCCCTTCCCTTCAAAAATGCCGTGGATCGCTTCATAAGTTCGTCAAAAATTCCGTCGTTTTCATAACCGGCGGTAGAAGTGGACAGAATGAGCGGTTGTCTTCTTGCACCAAGCGCCGACGCCATAACGTCGTATTGCTTCAAGCCCTGATCTCCCGGCCACGCTTCCATTTCGTCATTTAAGACAAAGTGCGGGTTGAAACCGTCCGATTTTTTGGAATTGAAAGCAATCTTTTTGATCGTGGTGTTGTACTCTTTTATATAAATATCTGACCGGCGTTTCTTGCTTATTTCTGCCAATTCTTCGTCCTGCTGCACAATCTGATAAAATGCGTCATACGCAAGATCGGCCTGCTCCAACTTCGGGGCCAGACAGTACAGTTTTGCGCCGTACTCTCCGTCAATATATGCCATATACGCCATGATCGCGGCAGCAAAAAGCGTTTTCCCATTCTTCCGGGCCACAATCAAAAAAACTTCCCGGAACTGCCGGTACCCCGTGTTTTTATCCAGAATACCGAAGATCGCGGAAACGATCGCTTTCTGCCATAACTCCAATTTTAGAAGGTCGTTTCTGCCTTCCGAATGGTGACAGTAATTTTCTATGAACTTGATCGCCTTATTCGCCTTTTTATAGTCAAAGATCCATTCCCCGGACTTTATACCCTCGACAAGAATTTTATAAACCAGTTTGATCCATTTACCGGCCCGAATACGTCCCGACGTTATGGCGTCGTAGTATTCAAAAATATAATTTGTGATAAGATTATTCATCACGAAGGGCCGCTAATTTTGAAACCTTTTTCTTTTCTTTCGGTGGTAAATATTCGATTAACTGGTTAATGATCGTCGTATATTGTCGCGCGTATTTTTCATAAATCGCCGTTGAAGGGTGGGCTTTTATGAAATGCTGCGAAGCGTTTTTGGTTTCAGTCGTCAGGCCCTCTTTTTTCATTTCTTCTTTAGCCTGCAGGCAAGCCACTTTCAGGAAAGCAGCTTCTTCAATGACTGAATTTACAAGGGTTTTTTTGTCTTCGTCTTCGATCCCCTCGAATAATTTTTGAAGTTTTTCTATCTCTTTTTTAATTGCTGCAGCCGTCAACTTTTTCGGCCTATTTGTTGCTTTCTTTTTCGTTTTCTCTGTATCTTCTGCCATAATTTAACCCCCCTTCCATGTGCGCGCGACTTGCAGAGTTTTTTTTACCTCACTCCCTCGGTTCTCGTTGGAAGGTCCAAAATTTCAGACCGGGGGGTGGGGTTTGTGGGAAATGGAAATATTTTTTTCAAAAAAATTATTTATAGTTTTTGTTTTCAATAATGTTTCCGGCAGCGTCGAAGGAATATCGCTTCGGCTTTGCCTTGTGCTGCTTGTTGTGGTGATCCTCGCATAGCAACTCTAAGTTGTCGAATGACAAGGCAATGTGCGGATCGTTTATGTTGTCCGGCGTCAGTTCTATTTTGTGGTGAACAATTATTCCGGGGTTTATATCTTCCATGTTTCGGGCGCCTGCCATGTATTCAGCCATACACCGTTCGCACCGGCCGCGCTGCAGTTTGTAATATGCGTCGCGCGTCTTTCTCCACGGCTTCGACAAATAGAAACCGTCCGTCCACTCTTTCGCCATGCTCTCAACTCTCTTTCATTCTATCCGACGGCGGCGGTTGTTTCTGACCTACTTTCCCGCTGCCTGCTGCCTGCTGCCGTCTTCTTCTATGATCCCCATGTGTACCGCTATCAGATAACAAAACTCCATGCGGTATTCATAGAATAGCCGCCTACAACAATATGTATCGCCCAACATTTCCCACGGCGTATTGTATAACAGGCTTTTGTATATCTTGTCTATGATATGGCGGCGCGCCGTCTGGCCCATGCCTTCAAGCGGAAGATCTCGTTTCGCTGCCTTTATCGCTTCTTCTGCCTGCCGGTCAAAGTTCGTGTGTTTCCCCTTCCTTTTCCGGCCCTGTCGCTTCTGGTCCCCGTGAACGATCGCTTTTACAATTTTCTTTGTATCTTCGTCTATGGTGTGCGCCACGACGGCGGCCCCCTTTCTTTGAATGTTTTATAAAATCTCTGTACCCTCTAAGAACTTCCAGAAGTCCGCTTCTTCTCCTTCTTCTGCTGTCCTCACTCCGGCCATAAGATAACATTGATTGTTGCCCCAATACATGAAAGGCGAAGTCGGGCAAAGTGCAACCGGTCCGAACGGCTCATATTCTCCGTTGTCGTAATCAACGGCGGCCGGATCTATCAGGTTCATAAATATTTCCGATATGGCCGTGACGTGCCGCGTCGATCCGTCTTCCTGAATGAACCGGATCACCTTGTCGCCCTGCTGCCCTAATAACTTTGTGACGTTAAAACGGCAATCGCATTTTTTAAATGCAGCGGGCAAGTTGTAAACTTCCTTTTGTTCAATTTCGTACTGGTTCCCCATGTCCTTTGTTGCTTTGAATACTTCGCCCGGTCCCGGAAGATCGCCGCACAACTCAATGACTGCGGCTTTTGCTTCCTTCGGCATTGTGTCAGCCAGAAACCAGATGATCCACCACCCGGAAGAAATATAATATCCTTCCGGCCCCCCTTCTTCGTTTCCGGCGTCGTGTCCCACCGTCAGGCCCGCGCCCTTGTATGCTGCTTTCAGCATACGTTTTAAAACTGCCTGTTTGAAAAACATTCGTCATTCTCCTTTCTCTCTGTTTGCTTTGTAAAATTCGCACTTTTCACAAGGCGCCCAATCCACGGCGACGCCTTCGCAATAATCAAACATTTTCACGGCTTCTTCGCAATTCACCAGATCGAAGCCTGCAGCGCGGGCCAGATAATGCCGTATAATTTCGCGGGCCTGCTCCGCTCCATAGGCTACGGCCGTTTTATATCCCTGCTGCCGAAGCAAGGCCATAAATTCTTCCTGCGCCTTTGTTGTCTTCCCGGATCCGAACTTCATTTCGATATACAACCCGTGAAAGCCACCACGCGGCACCGGCAAGGACAGATCCGGGACGCCCGTTTTCAAGCCTGCCGCCTTCAATACTGCGCCATTTGTCCGCTTTCCTTCGTTTGGTACATGGTGAAGCAACCGTAATTCCGGTATAAACGCTTCGTTCGCTCTGGCCCAATTAAAAAGGCTTATTTGTTCCGTGGTTTCGGAACGCTTCATGTTTGCAAGGTTCACATTTCACACCTACCCTTCTTCTAACTCTCCGTAAAGTTCCACAAAGCGATCAGGATCCAACCTTTCGATCACGTTCTTTACTTCTTCTTCCTTAACCACTTTTAGATCTTTCCGGCTCTTGCAATAAAATAAAAATGTTCCCTTTTGCGTCTTCAAATATCGCGCGTCTTCCCATGTGTTGAACGCATACCCCGGCTTCCAAGCGATCGGATCCTGATACTTTCGCCGAAACGAAAAAATAACTTCTGCTTTTTCCGTGTCGTAAATTTTCCCTTCAATGATTTTTTTCACATTCTCACCCCCTTCAATTCCGCACCATGCGGGCGTATATGTAAAAAGCCGCCGTGACGCCGTTGTATTTCACTTCCGCGTCTAAAAATTTATAGTTCGGGTACGCTTTTTCCATTTCTGCTTTCAAAGTTTCATAATCATGCGCCATTTTTTCGACTTTCGGTTTCTTGAACTTTGAATAACTGCGCGTAGGCTCCGGCGGTTTCTTAAGGTTCTTTGAAGCACGCCAACGCCTTTTCCCGCGCTTATTGTTTGAAATATAAGTGGCAAGGCCAGAAATCAAAAAATCTTCGTCAGGTTTGATCCTTCGTGTGTTCGATCTCTCCCCTTTTCCCCATAGTTCCTCTAATTCGTCTCGATCAATCCCCTTTCCGGTCATGATTATGTGGACGTGTGGACGTTCGGCGCCTTCGACAACCGGTATATAAATATACTTGATATTCTCCCGGCCCTTCTTTTTCTGTCTGTAATTTATTCGCCTTATAAAATTTGTCACGTCCCTATCTGCTGTGGCTTCGTCTGCCGGTAGGTGATCTTCGTCCCATGTGAAGGTACACCATAGATCGTTCTTGCTGAAATTGATATTTGCAAGCCTTACAAGGTACCTTCTGGATTTTTTGTCGTTTAAGTTCTTCTGTGAAGGTTTGCTTTCTCTCTTTTTCCCTGTGCGCGGAACGTCTGCTTTGTGAAAGAATGACGGGTAAATTTGCGCTTCCAGTAATTCGCGTCCGCTTTCAATGTTCTTTGCCTTTATAGTCGTTGTCCGGTAAAGACTTTCCACCTTCCCTTCTTTCAGCAGCCTTTCCAGTTCCCATTCCTCTAATTTTTCTTGCTGCTCCTTCCACTGTGTTTCATAGTCTGGCGTTTGTAGTGGGTTTTCCTGTTCAAACTTCCTTCTTGCTTTTCTCTCTATGTCTGATTGAATATCTATTTTATACGCTTCTACATAATCGTAATTATCATAGGTCCTTACCTTCATGTTATCCCCGCCTTTTCCCTTTCCCTTCTCCCTTCTGGATCCTGATCTTGAATATATAAATTTATAGATCGTCGGTTTGTTAATACCCATTACAAGGACGGAAAAGAAGATTTCCTTTTATATAAGAAGAAACTGTGTTCGATTGCTTTTCTTCTTGCAGAATTACCCGGCCGCGTTTCCGCGCGTCCGGGCTATCCACATTTCATATTAAACGGTGTTTTCCGGCTCCGTTTTCTTGCCTTTCTTTTCATGCCTTACCGTCAGGCCGTCTTCGCCGTCGTTTATATGTACCACTTCCGGCATTAAGACAACTTCCCTTGCTTTTTTGGAAGTCACGATTTCAAAACACGGCGCCGTTTTATTCCCTTCCGGCGTGAAACACGCTTCGATCCTGATTTCAAAATCTCCCGGAAGTCCCTTCGTTAAATTTCTAAACTGGCTTAATGTATACATTTAGTTTTCTCCCTTCGCTATCAGTGTTTCAATTTCCGGCGGCAATTCTCCGAATATGCGTCGGCACTCCACAAGTGCTTTATATAATGTCTGGTTTTCTTCCCGTACTGCTGCCGCTGCGTTTCTCATGCCTTCGCGGGCGTCCTTCGCTTCTGCCAGAAGTTCTTCCAGTGCGTCGATCTTCGCCTGTGCTTCTTCCATTTCTATTTTGTTGGCTTCTATTTCGTCAACCAGTTCCTTTTCTGCGGCGGCTGCGCGTCCCTCTGCCGTTGTACGGTCATATTCCTTCGGATCCACGGTTTCGCAAAGAAAGCACGCCATTCCGCGCCCATTTGTATATAACTTTTCTTCTGCAATCTGGATCACAATCCGTTTCGCATTCTCAATCTGTGTTCCGTTCATTACCTCAAACCGGCTCTTTTCATGGGTTTTGAACATTGACATTTCCCGCCTTTCTGCTATAATATTTATAGGTTAGATTTCCAACAAAACGGATTGTTTAAGGTTCCCGCCTTTTCAATCCGTTTTTTTATTTACTCTTTTTCTTTTATCTCTCTTTCGCCTTTGTGGATATGGTGAAGAACCCTTAACACTTCGTCGCGCTGCTGCTCCGTGATTTCTCCCAACTCCGCCGCCTTCGTTACGATCCCGGTATAATAACCGGCCGAAAAGTCCAGTTCCGAAAGTGTCCCGCACTTCGTCAGGCTGAATACTTCGATCAAATACTGATTTGCTTTCCTTCTGGTTCTGGCCTGCTGCCTTTTCCTTCTGAAAATTCTTATGTAACGCTTAATTGCCGTCATGGTTAGATCTCCTTTCAAACTCTGCCTTGTCGATCGGGTTCGCGTATGGGTTTAATGATGTGAACCCGGCCGCCTGTCGGTACGGGATCGGGTTTACTGCCTTGTCGTCTATGTAAATGTCGGCGTTGATCTTGCGGCAGTCGTTTTTATAAAGGTCGATCAGTTCCGGCAAGTTCGCGTTCACGGTGTCAAACTCCAAGCCCCGTTCCCTGCACCATTCCACCGCTTCTTCCAGTAAATCGCCTTCGCGGTTCGTCCATAATATCAGCCTTGCGCCCTCTGCTTTCCTTTCTTTCAGGTGCCGGATCAATGCTTCGTTTTCTTCTCCTATCTCCGGCCATGCCTGCTTGCACAATGTCCCGTCAAAATCGACGGCGATCACCTGATTTTTATTCAGATCCATATTAACCCGCCTTTCTTTCCTGCTGCCCTGCTGCCATTAAGGAAATGTTTAACGGTTTCATTCCCTGAATTGCTGCGTTTAACTGTGCTTCGTTCGTAATGCCTAATTTTGCCAATGCTTCTTCGATCCTCTTTCTCTGGCTCATGCCCTTTTCTCCTTTCTATGGCCCGTAAGTTTCTTTGACTTCCGGTACTCCGTGTGGGTACTCTGCTTCCATGTACCCTTCAAGCGTCATTATTATTTCTTCCCCGTCCCGGCCGTCGTTTTTAATATCAAACGTACCGTAAAACGCATATACGCCGCCGTTTGCATAAATAACAATACTTCCGGTGTCGCATGGATCCGGCGTTTCAATGGTCAGTGGTTCCGGTTCTTTTGTTTCCTGCTGCTCCCGCGCCGCTGCGTCCTGCTGCTTCCAGTCGTCCGCAACGGCAAAAATGATAAATGCCGCCATGAGAAGGGAAACGGGAATTAAAAGCAAAATCGCTAAGTTGTTTTCCCTTCTTCGATCCTCTTTCCTTCTTCTCACTATAAAGCGCCCCTTTCTTCTTCCGTCAAACACTGGTCTATTGCCAGAAGTTCGATATTACTTAAAATTCCTTTTCTTGCCATTGCTGCGGTCTGTATTGCTTCCACGGCCAGATCAAGCGCCGTTCTGTAAATCTCCGTCAATTCTTCGTGCGCCGCTTCCGGGCTGTGGTTCTCTCTGACGCCGATCCAGAAGTTATTCACCAATATTTCAAGGTTTTGCGCTTCTTCCTTCGTTTCCTCTGCTTCTTCCAGAATTACCGCGAAGGCTTCGTGACTGCTGCCAAAAAGCGGAAACTTTTCATTCGCTGCCGCCAATTCTTTGTCGATCAGTTTATAAACTTCGCGTTTTACAACGTTTCCCATGGTTAGATCTCCTTTCTGTCTCACACAATGCCATGCAGGCCGTTTTCCCTGCACATTTCTTTGAAATCCTCTAACAGTTCGTCGCGGTACCGGCTGACTTCGATCGTCTGATAACCGGCGTCGTAAAGGCTGCCTTTTATCGCCTGCCACTTTGCGCCTATGTATGTTTCAAGGAAATCATTAAAATAAACCGTGTTCGGTTCAAATACCGTCAACGCCGTTTTCGGATCCGTCGTCCTTCTCCGCGGCTTTTTCTTCGGTGTGGCCTGCAGCGGTGCAGCCTGTTTTCTTTTCTTCTTCATTCTCTTTTCCCTTTCTGAACACTACCACCATAGAAGGAAACGGCGCCGCGTCTTTGCAGCCGCCGAAGTGAAGGCGGCCTTTTATGAAGCGAATTTCCGCTTTGTGGTATATGTAATCGTGAAAAAACCTTGTGTCAGTACGCGCCGGAATGAGCGCAACAACAACCGTTCCCGGTTTCTGTGCTTCTTCGTAACACTTTTTGATCCATTCGCCGGTTGAAGTTCTCCCGTAAGGTGGATTGCAGAAGACGCAACGCCCCCCCCAATCCTGCAAAAGTCCGTTTTGCTCCTTCGTGAAAAATTCCTTACACTTCGCGTTTTCCGCGTCAGCGCATGGATCTAAATCGAAGTGAAATTCCTTGTTTAATTCGTCGAAGAAGTCCTGCGGCGTCGCCCAATCTTCCTTCGCGCTGCTGAATAAAGCCTTGTTTAATGGTGCCATGGTTAGATCTCCTTTCTTTCCTCTATCCGTCAAACTTAATTTCTTTGTTTCCCAACATTTCCAATAACTGTTCTTCCGTCGCTGTGCAACCGCTTAATTTTTCAATTTCAAGGATCATTGTTCGTTGTATGGCCCTGTTTTCAAATTTACATATAATTTCTTTTGCTTCGTCTGCACTAATTAACCGCATTTCCCCGCCTTTCAAATACAAATTTTGTAATATAACTTCATTTCCAGATCCGAAAACGAAAAGTCCGGCGTCTGGTCCGGTTCAAGTGGTGGCATTAACCCGGCTTCCTTCCATTTCCTGTGCCTGATCTCCGGTTCATTGCGGAAAAGTATCGTTTCGGCGTCAAGGTATTCTTTCGGAATTTCCGTCATTTCTCCCCTGAACCCTAAGAACACTACTTCCCCGCCTTTTACAATCTTCAACCGGTCCGGCGCTGTTATGGTCTGTAAAAAATCCCTTACTTTAACCATGGCGCCGCCCTTCTAATAGATCCAGATCTGAAAATAGGTCATGTGATACGGTGTGACTTTCGCTTTCGCTTCGATCAGTTTTACTTCACGATCCAACAATTCTTCGTGGTCCCTGATCTTTGCGGCCTTTCCGGTGAATACCGGTTCCGCTGCGTCTTCTTCGATAACTTCCAACGCCTGCGCCGGTCCGACAAGGGTTAAAAACTGTTTCAATGGTAAATTCATTTTTTCCATGGTCTGATTTCCTTTTTTTCAAAATAGTGTCAACTGCTGCCCCGGCGCCTGCCGGTTATACCAGATAATTTCCCGGCGCTGCTGCGCGTTCTGCGCGTAATTTGTTCTTTCTTCCCGGAACCACCCCCCCCAGCTTCGCTTCATACAGTGGGGAAGAATACCCGCTAATAACCACCGGTCCTTTATGCTGCAGCAGCGCTTCCAGTAATTCTTCGTGATCTTCGTCGCTCATTTCGTGGTTATACTGCTTCCGGCAGCGTGTAGAAAGAACATAGGGTGGATCGCAATAGATCAGCACGTTTTCAAAATTGTAACGGCGTATCACTTCCACGGCGGGCCGGTTCTCTATCTGTACGCCGCGCAACCTCTCCGCGGCTTCCATAATCTTTTCCGGGATCTGGCACCAGTCAGCGGCCGCGTAGGCTTTTTCCCTGCCCTGAATGTCAACTTTCCACCCCACCTTTTCACCGGTTGTTCTGAAACCGTGTCCCATATTCAAACGAACATAAAACAGTACCGCTTTTTCAAGGCTGCTTTCCGGTTCCTTCTGGTATGCTTCTTCGTACACTTCCCGCGAATATGGCGTGAAATATATTTCATGTGTCAACCGTTCGGGATCGTCCTTTATCCACCGGAAAAGGTTTACCACGTCGCCGTCAAGGTCGTTTATGGTTTCAATGTCTGATCGCGGTTTGTTGAAGAACACGCCGCCGGATCCGAAGAATGGTTCTAAATAACTGTGATGTTCTGGAAAATGCGAAATGATCCATTCAGCAGTCCCCCACTTTGAACCGGGATATTTCATAATCGCTTTCATGCGCTTTATTCTTTACCGTTCTTATTCGCAAGGTGTACGCCAAAGGCTACAAGGCCGATCGTTGCCGCAACCGCACCGGCAATAAATGAAATAATAATTGCTGCCATGGTTTATTCTCCTTTCTCGCCGGTGATCGGCGGTTCTTCGTCTGGTATTGCTTCTTTTGGATCCTGATCCGCTTCGTGCTGCTCCTGTTTTCCTTCTTCCAGAAGTTCGATTGGTATTCCAAATTCTTCCGCAACCTGTCTTTTGATCCTCTCTGTGATTTCTTCCAGTTCTCCTTCGCCGAAATGTACCGTCACTTCTACTTTGTCTGTCAGTTCCTTTTCTCCTGTCATGCACTCTCTTATGTACCTGTGCGGAACGTCGCATTTTACGCCGTTCATAACGTTTTCGTACTTCGCGGCCTGCTTTACCAGATTAAAAAAATCGGTAAATGTAACCGGTACCCGGTCTTCCTTTGAAAAAGCGTCAATTAAACTCATGTGTTAGATCTCCTTTCGGTTTATTAAAATTGTATCTATAACGAAGGCGCGGTTTCTTTCTGCGTCCCCGTTTATAGTTCAGGTGTCGGATCACCTGACGGATCCGGCCGACTTCTTCCTCGGTCAGCCCGTCGCCGGTGATTTCAAATATTACTTTTCTTTCTATCATTTTCCCGCCCCTATCTTGTCGCTTCGACTATTGCATTAAATAAATCTGCCGTCCGTTCTCCTTTGTCATACCTCACCCGAAGCGGTGTTAATATCTTCACTCCAAACATTCCCGCCGGCCCTAAATTTGAAAAATCTTCAAGTGATTTGTTTATGGCGTTTTCTGCTGCCTTCCAATCTCTGACGGCCTGGTCCTTTTCCTGGCCGTTTCCGGTTTTTAAGCCTTTCAAAATGTGTGCTATAACGTCAACCGTCCAACCATTCCCCAAACATTTATAACGCTGCGCGTCTGTCACTCCCGGCGCGTCTGTGTAATTGTCTGGAAGCGTTTGCAATCGCTCACATTCTACCGGTGTTAGTTTTCTTATGTACCCGTCGATTAAAACTCCGTGTCTGTCCTGTGCTGTCAGCGTATAGAATTTATTCCCTTCATTAAAGCGCTGTCCGTTCTGCCGCTTTTCGATCCTGTCCGGCGTCAAGCACCCGAAAAGATATTGTCCCATTTTTGCGGCTCCGCCGCCCGCTTCCCCGCATAGGGTGACGGCTTTTCCGTGGATCGAATATACCCGGTTCGCCTGACTGTCTTTTCTGAAATACCCGATTTTTCCTTTCTGTACTTCTTTATCTAAGATCTGCAGGCTTTTATCGAATGGAACAATATATTTTCCCAATCCTTCCGGCTTCTGTTCTTCGTTTTCGTGAACAACGTCTTTCAGCATAATTCCCTTATCTTCTGGAAGCGTTACGCCCGGAATGTTCGTCCAGTAAAGCCGTTTTCTCGACTGTGCCGAAACAAGCCCCGAATTTATTTCGATCGGCTCTACTCCCAAATATTCCGAAATAATGTTTTCAAACTCTTTTTTCATTTTCACGTTTTCAAGAAGAAAATACTTCGGTTTTACCTGTTCAACCGCTCTTACAAATTCAAAAAATAATTTGCTTCGCGGATCCTCAAAATTTAACTGCTTCCCTGCGAAACTGAACCCCTGACACGGACTACCGCCGATCACAATGTCAAAACCTTCAAATTCCGAAAAGTCCGCTTTTGTTACGTCTCCCCGTTGTATAATGTCCGGGTGGTTTTTCTTGCTGATTTTGATCGCGTATTTGTCGATCTCAAACGCCACATATTCTTCAATCTGTATTCCCGCGCGTTCAAGTGCTACTTTCCCGCAACTTATCCCGTCAAATAGTGATAATACTTTCATAGTTAGATTTCCTTTCCGTTGCTCTGTTTCGTGCTGCTTTTTTCTGACAAAATCAGCCATTTTATAAAATCTGTATTTTTCGGGTGTGTGCTTTTCAACCGGCTTTCACACGATCCGGCGGGCGTCTTTTTTCGGGAACGTCCAAACCTTACCGGCTTTCACATTAAAAGCCGAAAACTTGTTGTCCGACATGGAACCTTTTAAAGCGTTTTTGTTCTCCACCGCTGCCCCGCTTTCACATTAAAAACCGGGCCGAAAACCTGTTGACCTACACCGAAATATACAGACTTTATAAAATGGCCGATCTGGCCGTGTTTTCGTTGTCCTGCTACTATGTTTCGCCGTCTTCCTGCTTCAATAACTCCAAAATGCTTGACAGTGTGCAATACTCCCGGCCGAACTGTGAATGGCTCATCATAACCGGATCGAACGGTACCGTTATATCTGCCCGTAACCCTTCGTTTTGCTGTCCGTCGCTTCGGAAGCGGATCCGGTATCTCTTCGTTATAATCTTCGGCGTGTATCTGGTTACTTTCGCTTCTGCGTTTGCTTCGGCCGCTTCTCTGAATAGTCCCCACGTTTCAAGCGCGCGTTTCATTGTCGGCCGGAAAATGATTATTTCGATCATTGCGTCTTCTCCGTTTTATTGTCCCGCTTCCCGCTGCCGTGTTATAATCACGGTATGAAAGGGGGTGTTCTCTGTGTCTGATCTTATGGAATACGAAAAGGGCAATACTGCCGCTGCGTTCGTCCATAATACAAATTGCAGAATTGACAAGTCTTTAATTCCGGATCCTCATTTACTGGCCGTGTATGAGGTCTTACAAGAAGAACTGTCAAAGGCGCTTCGTATTATTGATAATGCACAAATCAGTAAATAACCTTTTGCCCCGGCTTATGTTCGGGGCTTTTCCCTTTTGAACGGCGTTTCCTGCTGTCGTAATTCATATAAAATCTTTGCTTTCATTGTTTCCGGCACCTGCAGCACTTCACAAAGCGTCAGCCCTTTTTCTTCGGCAACCTTCAACGCTTCTTCCGCTACTTCTCCGGCGATCTTTACAATTTCTTCTGCTTTTTTCACGATCTGCGCTCCTTTCCGTTGTTGTCCTGCTGCCGCCTTCGTGGTATGATAGAAAGAAAACGAAAGGCGGTGTTTATATGTCCTCTGTTTCTGGCGTTATTACTATTGGTTATGATTTTGAAAATAAAAATGTCATACTAACCCAACCGCGCGAAGTTTCCTTAAATCCGATTGAAACCCGCGCTATTGAAATTATTTTGAATTTCTTCCCACCTTCCGAAGTCTCAAAAATTCACCTTGAAAAATTAAGCGATAATTATACAAGTGCTTTCTATGGTGAAAATAATGATTTCCTTCGCTTCAAATTTACCGATCGTACAAAATGGCTTTCTATCAGGCTTTCCGCGGAAGATATGAAGGAAAATCTTTCAAACCCTCTTTTTTCTGCTCAATCAAATAAGAAGCAATTACACTGGAAAGCCAAAATTTCCGATCTTTCTGAATTGGATAATTTCAAAACTTTTATTCTTAACGCCTGCGATATTTAATTTATGAAGCCGCCTTTTTGGCGGCTTCACGCTGCCTTTTCCCCGAAGATTTCTTCAAATGTGCATTTATAAAACTTCATCAGTTTTACGATCTCCGGCAATTCAAATTCTACGTCGCCGCGAAGTCTTCTTCTTACACTGTCTTCGCTGATCTCTAAAACCTCTGCAAGATCCGTTGTAGTGTTTCCGTTGTATGCCATTTTCGCTTTTAATTTCGGGAATACATTTACAAGTGGTTTCGCCATTTTCATTTCTCCTTTCTTAAGCGCAATTTGTGTTTATTTGTTGTATATATCATAAACGCGTTTCGCGTTTGTGTCAAGCACAATTTTAAATTAAATTATTGCATTTTGCGTTTATTACTCTTTACAAAACGCATTTTTGCGTTTATAATGTATTCATACAACGAAAGGGGGGGGTATCGAATGACTAAGACACCGGCGAAGACACACGGCGAAGAATACGAACGTTTCGGGCGAAATCTCGCCGCTATGAGAAATAAACTCGGTTTATCTCAATATGAAATATCCGAAAAATTAGGAATGTTACAAAGTACCTATGCCGGATATGAAACCGGTACAAGGAAAATTCCTTTGTCTGTTATTGTTCAGTTGTCGAAATTCTTCGGCGTTGAAGCAGACGTTTTGATCGGGCTTTCTGATTATGTCCCGCCTAAACAATCGACATTTGATTTAAAGGAAAGCGAAAAGAATTTGATTATTACATACCGTAAATTAAATCGCGAAGGAAAACAGAAACTTTGTGAACGTGCCGACGAATTATTGGATCTCGGTTATGTCGAAAAAGGGGACGCCGAAAAAATGGCGTAAAATACCGCTTTAAAGAAAAGGGAAATATTATAGAACTGAAATTTGAAAAATAAAACGCCCCACGGCTGCAACCGTGAAGCGCTTTAAATAGATTGTTACCCGTCAACCCCGCGGGGCTGCGCTATGATAACGCCCTGAACAAGTGTTATTATAGCATAGGCCCCCAACTTTTGAAAGGGCTTATTTTTTACGCCCATTTTTAAGAAGGTGTGATTTTATGGCTTATGCAGCATTGAGAAAGGCTGGTCTTGTGCCTGCTGCCGCGCCGGATCTGCGAACCGTCGCTTTATACGTTCGCGTTTCAACCGGCTATCAGGTGGACAAAGACAGCCTTCCTTTTCAGAAAAAGGAATTGAAGAACTACTGTAAACACGTTTTGCATATCGACGAAAGCCGGATTGAAATTTTTGAGGACGCCGGAAAGTCCGGGAAGAATACCAACCGCCCCGCCTTTGAACGCATGATGAAGAAAGTCCGCGCCGGTCAGATCTCCCACGTTATCGTCTATAAAATTGACCGTATTTCCCGAAATCTTGTTGACTTCTCTTTGATGTACGACGACTTCAAGTATAACCGCGTTACCTTTATTTCATTAAACGAACAATTCGACACGTCTTCGGCGATCGGTGAAGCGGTCCTGAAAATTATTCTTGTTTTTGCAGAACTGGAACGGAAACTTGCTTCGGAGCGTGTCATGGATATTATGATCGGCCGCGCCCTCTCCGGCCAGTGGAACGGCGCCCGCGTCCCGTTTGGGTGGGATTGGGACGAAGAAGCCAAATTCCCGAAACATAGTGAAGTTGAAGCCGTCTTCGGTCGGCTCATGTATGATATGTACGAAGAAACACGATCGACGTGTAAGGTCAGGGACTACAACAACACCCACGACATACCGACGAAGCGCGGCGGGGAATGGACTTCAAAAACCGTCGCCGACTTTATCAGAAATCCCATTAACCGCGGCGACTACCGGTATAATTACCGGGAAAGCGCCCGCGGACGGAAGAAACCGGAAGAAGAAGTAATATACCTTGAAGGCGTCTTCCCGCCCCTTGTGCCGCCGGAACAATGGGACCGCTGCAACGCCATTATGGACGAAAACGCCGCGAAGAAACGTTCTGCAGGCTTTTCACATAAGCGGATCCACGTCCACGCCTTCGCCGGTCTTCTGGTATGTGGCGACTGCGGCGCCTTCTTTCAGGTGATAAAGAAGGACAAAACACGGGAAAACGGCTTTTCGCCTTCCCTTTACCGGTGCGGCGCCCGGTACCGGAAGCGCGCTTGTAATTCTCCCGGCTGCAGTGACGTTGTTTTAGGGCCGTTTGTCTTCAACTATATTTCCGGCATGGTTCGGGTTGCCAGTATGCGTTCCAAAATCAGTTCGCCGGAAGAACTGGAACAACTGCTTTTGACCGGGCCAGAATTTGAAGCCGTGGCCGGTATCGCTTCCGAAGGATTGAACGCCACGTTTGCGTTACTTTCCGGGCGTCCTGCTACCGGCGGCGCTGCTTACGTTCCTGATCTTCTGGCCGCTCCTTCCGGGTGTATCAATACCGGCGAAGTGGAAGAACTGAAACAGAAGATCACCCGCATAGAACGCGCCCTTGAACGTCTGAAAAAGGCTTTTCTTTTCGACGATCAGGCCATGGGCGAAAAAGAATACCTTGAAACAAAATTAGCCCTTGAAACGGAACGGATCGCGGCAGAAAACCGCATGAAGGACCTTAACGAAGCGACGTTTTCCACCGACGCCGGGGAACTGGCCTTCATAAAGTCCGCGTCTTCTTTTCTTCTGGCTCACCAGATCCAGACCGGCGAACATATCCAGTATAGCGACTTCGCGCCGCTTGTCGGTGATGAAACTATGAAAGAATTTTTAAATCTTGTTATCGAACGGATCGTGATCCAAAACGGCCGGCCGGTGGAAATTACCTTCAAGAATGGGCTGACGCACAAATTCTTATACCGTGATTAAAACGGCCCGATCTGTATCAAAACCGGGCTAAAACGTATCAAAACCGGCATTTTTCGGAACGAAAGGCCGGTTTTTGGTATTTTATGCCGTATTTTCGGAACTATCGCTTTTATTCTTCCGGCGGGCAGCAGGACAAAGAAAACCCCAACTTGTAAATCATTCTTACAAGTTGGGGTTTTGAAAAATCCTTTATTTATGCGGGTTTAAGCCGTCACGGGTACGAAGTTCATTTGACAGCCAAACGTCCTCGCACACGCGAAAAGCGGGCGTCCCAATTCTTCCGACTTCGCCTTTACATACTGGCGGGCTTTCTTTATGAAGTAATACTGGCGCCACGGCTCATTCTCCGTCGCCGGTCCGTTTATATCTATTGTTTTCAAAATGGCTTCAAATTCTGCATTGTCTTTCATGTTTCCTTCTTCCCTTCGCATAAAATACCAGATTTTAATATATCATATTTACCCGCAAAAATCAACGAAGCCGAAATATTCAGAAAAGACTTGCAATATAAAACCCGGCCTTTTATTGACCGGGTTTCCGTGATATATTTTCCTTGCTGTTTTTGCCGTTGACCTTCCGGCGGTATGTTAATAGTTGCTTTATGCGATCTTCGTCGCGTAGTCCAAAGAGATCCACCCGTTTTCCTGCCCCTCATACGACTTTAACAAGCCCCACTTTGTAGCGCCCGGACCGTCTTTCTCTTTTACGATCGTGAATACTCCTTCGCCTGTGTACCCTGCGGAACCATAATTTGTTCCCGGTCCTTTCCTGATCCGAAGATCGGAAATATCCACTTTCACTTTGTAGGGAAGGTTTACGTTCGGTTTTTTCTGTGCTTCCACTTCGTTTGAAAATACCGCCTGGCCCTTGCTATTGAATACGGTGTAACCTTCTTTGCAGACCGCCTTCGCGTTCTCTAATACGGAAAAGGCGCCGATCTGACTTTTCGCGTCGGCCCACGTCTTGCGTACTCTGTAAAGTTCTCTTGTCTGTGTTGCGGGACTGGTACCCGTTCCACTCATTGCCGCTTTTACGTCCCTTCTAAATTGATCCATTGTCAGGCCGAATTTGTTCCAAATATGTTCTACGTCGCCATGGTTTGAAGCAATCCCACGGACATTTCCTTCATGGTGGGAAATAATAACGCCGTCTGCTGTCGGGTTTAGACTGTATTTTTTACAAAGGTACGCGAACAATTCGACGGCCGTTTTGTACGTCGCCATTACGTGCGCGCGTGTGTTTGTTCCGTCGCCAGTTTCCTTCCAGTTCGCACCACTTGTATAACGGATTGTCGCCGGTTCGGTCATTTCTACGCCTATATGCGTATTATTCCCGGAACCCTTCTGTCCGCTTGCGCAATGCCACCCGCGTCGGTTCCACGGTAATAACTGATAAACGCTCCCTTCTGCGTCAATTACCGCATGAACGCAAGCCCCGGCGCCGGGTTTGTTCCAGTTGTTCACGAAAACCGTTGCTTTCGGCTGCGGGCAGCCTACCGAATGAAGCATAAGCCCTTTTACCGTGATCGTTCGCCCTGTTTTGTAGCAATCTGAATTTGTTACAATGCTTTCAATAATATTCAATGTTCCTTCACTCCTTTTTTGTGGTGCTTCGTCGTACTTTGTAAGGTTCCATTTTTCAATAATGTTACAGAGTTTCGACACATAATTTATGTCTGTTGCATAGCCGCCGTCCTTTATCAGCGCGGCCGCCGTCTTGTAGTCTGTTTCTCCGATCAATCCCGCATAGCGAAGCGCGGATCCGTTCTTTGCGCCTGCCAAATAGTCGGAATGATCTTTAATGCTCGCTGCGTGACTGGCATATTTACGAAAAGCGGCCGAAACTGTGTATTCGTTGCCGCCTTTGTCCTGCTCTTTCGTGTCCTTTGTGTAGGTCTGGCCGTCCCATTCAGACGGCCAGTTGTTCCCGGAAAGCGTCGCCTTCATGCCGAAAAGGTTATTTGCTGCCACCGCAAGTTCCGTTGATCCATAGCCACTTTCAAGAATGGCCTGCGCCGCCGTCACCGAAGCAAGGATCCCCGTTTTTTTCATATCAGTCGCCGCAAGTGGGCCGATATAGGAAACAAATTCTTTTTCCGTCATTTCTCCACTTCCCCTTCTTCGTCTTCCAGTTCTGCCGGAAGTTCGTCTGTGTACTTCGTCAAAAATGCTTTCACCGTCTGCCAGATCTTCTTCACCGGAAGGCCGCAAAGGTACATATTTTTGAAAATACTGATAATTTCATAGGCAATAAACAGAATGGCGAAAAACTCCGTTGTTTCCACTCTGTCACACGGTAAATATGTTCTTACTGCTTCCGGGATAAACCCGATCAGGTTCACCGTCACAATATGATCCACCACCACAAGGGCCAGAAGGCAAACCAACATTCCGACTTTGCGGATCGCGCCGTTAATTCCGAAATTAGAATTGAACTTCCTTTCCTTGATTGCTCTTAACACTCCGAAAATAGTGTCTAAAACAACCGCGATCAATACCAACTGCAAGAATGTATTCCCTTCCGCTTCTGCATAGATAACGATCAACCTTTCCATAGTCTCACCACCTTTCAAAAACATAATAAAAGGAAAGTCCGGCAATTTCTGACCTGTTTTCATACTGCCTTCCTTTCCTTCAATTCTTCTATGGTTTTCTTTGTTTCCCTTATGTAATTATAAGTGTCTGCGTGTTCCATGTGGCCGAAACTACTTTCTATTGACCGGTCGAAATATTCCAGTTCCACTTCCCCGGTTTCAAAGGCTTTCAGAAGTTTTGTAAGGCGCCGCCTTGCGTCCTTTCTGATCTTCTTATGGTCTTTATAATGGATATACCCGACGAAGTTTATTCCGTTCTTTGCTGCAAGTATCGTTGTTTTCGGGTTCAGTTCCAACCGCAATTCCCGGCGCAAAAATTCTTCAATGATTGCCAGAAGGCGCCGCAACTCTGCCGGATCTTCCGATAGAATAATAAAATCGTCCATATATCGGACGTAGTATTTCACTTTCAGTTCGTGTTTTACAAACTGATCTAATTTGTTCAAATAGACATTCGCAAATAATTGTGAAGTCAGGTTCCCAACCGGTATTCCTACACCCGGCGGGAAAATCCCGTTGTGATCTATTATCCGGTCAAGGATTTTCAATAATGCTTTGTCGGAAATATACCGCCGGATTTCCGCTTTTAAAATGTCGTGTGAAACGCTTTGGAAATAGTGGTGTATATCCCCTTTTATTGCATATATCTTTTTACCCTGCACCACTTCCAGTTCGTAAAGCCATTTTGAAAGTGTTTTGCTTGCTTCGTGTACGCCCTTCTCTTTCCTGCAGGCGTAGGAATGAAACAGGAACCGCTTTTCAAATATAGGTTCAATGAAATTTACGATCATGTGTTGTATTACCCTATCGAAGAAGGGTAAAGCCATTATGATCCTTTCTTTCGGCTCCCATACTTTGAAAACCCGGTATTCTCCCGGCTGATACGTTCCGTCCTTCAAAACTTCGATCGCGCGAAATAAATTGTCTTCGCGGTTCGCTTCAAACTCCAAAACGTCCGGCCGGTACCGTTTGCACTTTCTGGCCTTGTGATATGCTTTCAGGGCGTTCGGGAAAGTGCAGATCTTGTCTATCAGATTTTTAATTGTCTTAATTTTGCCCTACCTCATTTCGTACCTTTAAGCCCTACTTTTAGGCTGTGCTATTTTGCTTTTGTCCGGTTCTCGCCGGAACGGGAACGACCTTTCGGCCGTCTGTGCAAACCGTCTGACTATATATTATGATTATGAAATATATAACCCTTGCCGTGGATCCGGGGATCGCGCGGTCTAAAATGCTTTACAAGTCACAAACGCACCAGACGCCAATGTTCGTGTTGACGTTCCACGGGTAATTGTTGCAATTCACCGCGCGGTCGCCGTCGTGGACGCCGTTGTTCCAATTCCCGCCCGCAATGAGCGCGTGAAGGTGCGAATTAACGGTTGCCCCAAAATATTTTTATTTCTTCTTCGCTTCCGTCGCCGATTTAATCAGGCCGCCAATTTTCCCGCCGATCGCTCCGGCCTGCTTTGCACAATATAAATAGGCGTCGTTATTCATGGCCGAATATTTTAGATCGTGTGCAAGTCGTAATTTCCGCACAAGGCGCCGTTTTAACCGATCCGCGGTGTAAAGGTGGCTTATAACCTTTGTGATTTCATACATTTCTATTTCGTCCAACATTCCGTCGATACTCTCCCGAATGTCCTTTTGAAGCGTGAATTTTTCATAATGCGGAAATTTCTTCAACTTTTCGTGAAGATAGATTGAGAAATCATAGGCCATTTGGTTCGCTTCCGTGTGCGTGTAGTCCATAACCGCCGTTGTTTCCGCTGTTTCGGTTGCGCTCTTGCTTCTGCTCTTATATTCTCCCATGTGTTATTCTCTCCCGGAAAATAGGGGCTGCCCTTTCGGGCGCCCCTTCTGCTTACAGCGCGTCACAAACGCACCAGACGCCAACGGGCGTGTAGACGTGCCACGGGTAATAGTAGCAACTCACCGCGCGGTCGCCGTCGTGGACGCCGTCGCTCCAATACCCGCCCGCAATGAGCGCGCGAAGGGCAGTTGACGAAGGCATATAAGCGTCGCCGTGTCCGGCGCCTAATACGTCATGCCACGCCCACGTCGTAGCCGTCGGATCCAGACAAAATTCGTCAAGCCATTTCCAGACGTTACCCACCAGATCGCGGATATTAAGCGCCGAAATGGCGTTCTTTACATAGCCCGTTTTCTGTCTTCCGGTGTTTCCGGTGGCGCTCCATGCGTAGGTGTTGTTGTCGTCCTTTCCTTCCGGGCTTCCGAAGGCAGCCTGACAAAATTCTGCGTATGTAGGAAGCCTTTTCCCTACACGGCGGGCCTTCTCGTTTGCGATATACCAGTTAAGCCCCTCTGTGCCGGTGAGCGGGTTCGCGTTGTACTTCGACTGTAAACCGTCGTTTCCGTTGTCGGACGACAAATAAATGTCACCCCATAAGCCGTTCCCTAAATACACCATGCCGGAAGGATCGTCGCACTTCGGGCGGTGCTTCGTGGTCCATACGCTGTTCGGCACAATGCCGGTATATACGTTTCCTTCCCAACCGCTGCCGTTTTCGGTTCCGGCGCTGCTGATCGGGTTTCCTTTGCTGTTTACATTTCTTACAATGCCGTAATGAAAGCCGCCCACTTTTCGGCTGTTCTCTGCCGTGTACCTGGAAGGGTATGTGGTGTTTTTGGAAATCACAAAAATTTCGTCCTGATCCAGTGTGTCGGATCCGTTGGAAGGATCGCAACAATAAATATAATAGTCGCTTCCCGCTTCAAAACCGGTCCCGGTGTCAAGGTTCGCGGCCGTAAGTTTGGTTAATGCCGTTTCAAAGATCGAAGGCCCCACGGAAATAATTACCCCCGCTTCCACGGTCACTTCGTCAGGCACCGCGGATCCCGTCGCGGTGATGTACTGCGCCTTCTGCGCCACAATGTCGCTAATAGCGGCCAGTTTTGCCGTTGTGATACGGGCCTTCGTGTTCAGCATTGTTTCATCATAAAGAAAATGTTTCATGCTCTTTTCTCCTTTCTTATTCTGCAGGCTGCTTTAATTCTTCTTTGATCTGGTCCAGTTCTTCCGCGGTCATGTCCAGATCTTCGTATACAGAAGGTGCGTTCGCGATTTTCAAGAAATCGGAACCGGCCGCGATCGCTCTTGAAATCGTAATGGCCGTTGTTTCCTTCTCTGTCTTCCCTTCTTCGTCGGGTTCTCCGTTGATATGTTCCACGGTCTGAATTGTGGCTGTCACGCCGCCCGCTGTCACCTTGCCACCTGCTGCCGCTTCGCTGCAATAACCGATCGTTACCGTCTTTCTATCCTCTGACAGTTCGCGGATCGGGCATTTAATATAATTCTGGTTTTCGATTGCTTCGATCGCTGCCAGAAGGTCTTCTGCTGCCAGTTCCCCGGCTTCAACCATGGCTTTACAGTTCTTCACGTCCTGCGCCGTTTTTAATACTTTCGGAAATCCTTTCATGTGTTCTTCTCCTTTACTTTAATTTTTTGATACATAAGCGCCCACATAGCCGCCAATAGCAGCAAAGGCGTTTTTGTCGTAAATACTGAAAATCAGTGTTTCCGTGGTCTGTGAGTGATCCAGAATGAAGGTTTTCGGGATAATCAATAAATTGTCTGCCTGTGGCTCCACCGTGTATTCTCCCGGCTCCGTCAGGTAGGTTTTGCCGCCTTCTGCGAATGTGGCCGTTGTCGTTGTTCCGGTATTACCGTTTACAATGTCAATCTTGATTTCCCCGGTTTCCTTTGAAAGATTTTCAAAGGTGATCTTTGTCGCAAGGTTTTTAATGTGCGCCGTCAGATCATTTACTGCATTTTGCAGCGCCCCGGCCGCGTCCGCTGATAACTGATCCTTTATCCCGTCGAACCATTCCGAAAAGGCGTCCTGCTGCTGCTGCGCGTAGGCGTCAAACTGGCTTTGCATATCGCGGAAAGCGGCGGCGCCTTTGTCCTCTAAGTTGACGATTTGTTCCATGTAGGCGTTAAATTCCTGCGTAATATTCGCCTGATAGCGTGTGAAATACGCCTGAAACTGCGCCGTGATTTGCGAAAAGTCAATTTCTTTCACGGTTGCCATAACCCACCCGCAAACGTCAGCGTTCATTCGCGTATCGGTTATATTTTCCTGCGTGATCTTGATTGCTCCCACGTCCACATAAATTTCACCTAATTTCAGGTCGTGGATCGCTTCGGTCCTTACAATCTCCGGTGCTACCGGATTTTTTGAGAAACCGCCGGTTTCAATGAAGATATAGAAATCTCTTTCCGTGTCGTCCCTTCTCAAAATCACATTGTCGATCCGGGCCAACGTTCCCGACGCTTTTTCAAGGGTGAAGATCTGCGCCTGTTCAAAATGTTTCGTCTTTCCTTTGATGTTCACATAGCCCCCGCCGACTGTTACGCTCATATCGTCGTTTGCCGTGATCGCGAAACAATTATTGAAAACGCCGGTCGTGAAGAACGGCAAAAGCCATTCGCTCATGCTGTCAGCGTTGTAAACGCGGTCCCCGCTTCTGGAATTGTAAAAGTTTGCGTACTGTCCCATTTATTTGTCACTCCAATCTATTTTTTCCGGTAATGCGTCGCCCATTGTTGGTACTACATACATACCGCCGTATTCATAAACTTCTTGAAGTTCTGTGATCCTCTGGTTTAGCGTAATTCCCCATTTTTTCTTCTTTACGGTCACTATGTCCCCCAAGTCGTAATGAACCTTGTATTTGAAATTTATATCTGCTTCTGTTTCGCACTCGACACTTTCGGCAATGATATTTGTTGCAAGGGCTTCATTCCCCCTTTGTGTCAGTGCTGCCCGGTACGCTGCCGCCGTCATGCCTTCGCTTTGAATGTCCTTTGCGTCCACGAATATTTCGCGAAGATCTAAGCCGGTACCGCCGCCGACTTCCACATAAACGCGGGCCGCTCCTTCGCCTTTGCCGCCGACGATCGCTTTTGTGCGGTACTGCTGATCGTTATATTTGTAAATAACATTGTTCAGATTGTTGTAACTCTCCGAAAAGATAACGCGCGAATTTACCCCCTGCGCCGTTGTTCTGTCTGTCCCCTTGTAGGTTTCAAACAAAATCTTTTTCAACCGGAAGTCCGGCCGGAACCGGTACCCGATCGCGCCCGCCTTTGCAAGTTTGGTTTCGTATAGCATAAGATTTTTCATTGTGGCTTGAAATTCCACTGTTTCGGAAAAACCATTCAGCGTTCCCAACTCCACAAGTGGGATCGGTGTCGCCCCTTCCAATAACTGCCGCATGGCAACTTCAATCTTGCCGGAAAAATTCACGGTTGACTTTATCAGCCTTCGATCCATATAGGACGAAAGAAAGCGCCCTTTTGCCGTGATCTCGTTTTTAATGTCACTTTCTTCGTTCTCTATGTCCTCAATCACTCCGGCTTCTTCGCTGCCGCGTTTTGAAATGATGTTCCCTTTTGCCAACAACTGCAAGTTCCGGTCTGTGATCGGCGCGTGGATCTCAAAGTTTCCCGGTACGTAATACTTCCGGCACCAGATTAAGGAAGTGTGATTTTCTATTACCCCTTTGAAGTTCAATTCTCTGTCGTAAATTCTGGCTTCCATATCACACCCCCAAATAGCGGAACCGGTACGAAATTGTTACGTTCATGTAATCTTCCCCGGCGTCTGCAGTGTAACGGATCGTATTCGTCCCGTGCTGCAACTGTATAAAGTCGCTGTCTTCGTCCAAATATTCGTTGATCTCCTGTCTTACTCCGTCCCGTACAAGGTAAACGGCTTTGTTGTTGGTTTCCGTGGTAATAATAACCACGTCCCCGGCATTGATTGAAAAGGATCTGACTTCGTTTCCGATTTTGATAAATTCCCCACTTTCCGCGTGATATACGGCTGGATTTATTACCGGTCCTTCCGCTTCCAGTGTTACGGTTATACCGATATTGTCGGCTGCGCTGTCGTTTTCGATCTCTTTCAGCACTTCCGCGGTTCTCTCTGCGAATGGTTCTTTTTCGTCTAAAAATTCATGCTCCCATTCAAAAAGCCCCGTCCAACTTGCCATTGACACGGACAGATCTTCCAGATCTCTAAAGAACGGATCCGGGCAAAGAAGGGAAATTGTAAAATTCCTTACCACTCCTTTTTCGTCTATGTCGATTTCTTCCACCTTGTAATCAATGACGCGCGTTTCGTCCCCTTCCATGTAGGTAAAAAGGCCGGTTGACTTCGGTTTGAAGCACTTGTAAAGCAAGTCCCTGTTCTTTTGGTAATCGCTTTCCATTTGCGCGGTAATTACAATGTTTCTTTGCTTTGTGGTGCTGCCCTGATAGGTGGAACCGTCCACCATTGTATTTTCCGACGTTACAACGTTATTTGATACCGTGTAAATTCCGTCTACCGATACAAGGAAGAACGGTTCAAAATTATAGTTAAATTCTACTTGCACCCCGTCTTCATTTTTGCAGATTATTCTTTTCATACCTTACGCGCCCCCTTGTAACTGCAAAACCATATTTCGGGTTGCGTTCCTTGTCTGTCTGGCCGTTTCATAAGGCGTTAAGGCTTTCGGGCTTGTGATGTTCACATTCTGAACGAAACTTCTTCCCTGCTGCCCTGCTGCCGCGTCAAGCGCCGTATTTCTTGCGCTTCTGGTTAATGGCGTCACCACCGCTTCGCCGTTCACCATTTGGATCAGTTCGGGGCCTGCTTCTGCCATGATCGCTTGACCGTTTTTCAAAATGCCGCCCTTTGCCAGACGCGGCAATGATACGGATCCGACGTGTCCGACGCTTACGCCCGGAAGTTTGTTTATTACGTCGATCGCTCCGTTTATGAAGCCGATCGCCTTATTTACCACATTTTCGACGGTTGCAAGTGCGCTATTCATTGCACTTTTGAAGGCGCCGCCGATCGCGTTTCCGATATTCGTTCCGACGTTCGCAAAAATTCCCTTTATGGTACTCCAAATTCCAGAAAAGAAAGATCCGATATTGCTAAACACGTTTTTAATATTCGTGTATGCTTCATTGAATTTTGTCTGGAACCATGAACCCACGGTGGAAAATACGTTCTTTATGTCGGTGTATCTTGCGTTGAACCACTGACCGATCCCCGAAAATACATTCTTCACGTTGGTATAGGCGTTCTGGAACATGGTCTGGAACCACGTCGCAACGG